CGCGTTAAGCGATCAAGTTAGTTATCCTTGGTTTGCACCAGCAGGAACACGACGCGGTGGTATCACTAATGCAACAGCAGTTGGATACATTGATGCAGTAAGCGGTGAATTCCAAACTGTTGCATTGAATGAAGGTCAGCGCGATACATTGTATGATTTAAAAGTTAATCCACTAACATTCTTCAACGGTGTTGGTCTAGTTAACTACGGTCAAAAGACTCGCGCAAGAAACGCTTCTGCATTAGATAGAATTAACGTATCACGTTTAACAGTATATCTACGTAGTCAATTGAATAAACTTGCTCGCCCTTATGTGTTTGAACCTAACGATAAGATCACTAGAGACGAGATCAAGCAAGCAGTAGAGAGCTTGTTATTAGAACTAGTAGGTTTAAGAGCACTTTATGACTTTGCGGTAGTTTGTGATGAAACTAACAACACATCGGCTAGAATCGATCGTAATGAGCTATGGGTAGACATTGCAATTGAACCAGTCAAAGCAGTTGAGTTCATTTACATTCCATTGCGTGTCAAGAACACAGGAGAGATTTAAAAATGGCAATTACATCATTAAATAATATCGGCGTGCCAACCGCTGGGGCCAACAGTACACAAATACTGTTGATGCCTAAACTAAAATATCGCTTTAGAGTTACTCTAATCGGTTTTGGTGTGGCTGCTGCAACTGAGCTGACAAAACAGGTACAGGACGTAACTAGACCAAAAGTTAGTTTTGAAGAAATGGAGTTGCCAATTTATAACTCTAAAGTAAAACTAGCAGGTCGCTATACACTAGAAAACATCACATTAACTTTACGTGATGATGCTAGTGGACAGGTACAGAAACTTGTTGGTCAACAAATCCAGAAACAGTTCGACTTCATGGAACAAGCGTCAGCACGTTCAGGTATTGATTACAAATTTACCACACGTATTGAAGTACTAGACGGCGGTAATGGCGGATTGGCAAATGCTACTTTAGAATCGTTTGAACTTTACGGTTGTTTTGTTCAGAATGCTGATTACGGCGATTTGAACTACGGAACCAACGAAGCAGTAACTGTAGCTTTAACCATTGCTTACGATAACCTATCACAATTTGCAGGCGCAACAGGTGCTGGTATCGAGCGAGGAATTGGAGCTGCGGTAGGAAGAACCTTAGGCGAAGCAGTAACCGGTGGTGGCGCAGGCAACCAGGGTTAATTAACCTAGTAATAAAAAGCCCGAGAATTCGGGCTTTTTTTACGACATAAATATTTGTATGGCAAATAAATTCACAAGATTCCTTAACGGCGTAGGCACAGGACTCACTAACCCCAAAGGCATAGTTTCTAATTGGAAACATGCTACTCGAATCTTTGTAGATGATACATTTAGATTATCGCCGAGATCAAAATTCCTATTCTATGTAAGTTTTGAAATTGATGAAGATGCTCACAGAGCCCCGCAATTTAAAAATAGAAAACATGGTAGAGAACTAGGCCTTCTCGTAAAATCTGCGGACCTACCAAAATACAATTTTGATTCTGTAGTTAAGAATCAATATAATAGAAAAAAAGTAATTTATAAAAACTTAAATTATGAACCAGTAAACATCACAATGCACGATGACAATGCTGGATTAGTAAATGCCATGTGGGCTATCTACTACGGATACTATGTTGCAGATCGTGCTAATCCCGCTGCGGCATTTGAAGCCAATCATTATAGACCCACAGGAACGTTCAAAGATAAATTTAGATACGGATTAGACAACGGTTCTGAGCCTCCCTTTTTTAAATCTGTAAGTGTATACACCATGAGTCGAAGAAGATTCTTAGGATATACATTGGTCAACCCTAAAATTAAATCATGGAATCACGGTACGGTTTCATATGCTGAAGGGGATTTCTTAGAAAGTCAACTGACATTAGAATACGAATCGGTGAGATATTCAGCAGGAGATGTAAGACAAAATAGTCCTAAGGGATTTGCTACATTACACTACGACACAGTGCCTAGCCCGTTGTCAGTAGCAGGAGGCGGAGTTGCAAATTTATTAGGCGACGGCGGGGTACTAGATGGATTAGAAAGCATATTCGGAGATATCTCAAATGGAAATGCATTTTCTAGTTTTGGTGGATTCTTAGGAACTGCGATTGCCAGTGTGAACACTTACAAAAATTTCAAAGGGTTGAGCAAAGACAGCCTCAAGAACGAAGCTATTAATATTTTAAGCAATCCTAGAAATATTTCCTCAGCAATCAGTACTGTCGGCGGATTAGTAGGCACTGTTTTTCCAAAGAGCAGCAGCAATACTGGCACAACAACAGGCACCCAAAAGACTGTGATCGCAACAGCAGCATTTACTGGCCAGCCAGTAACTGCTCCAGACAACCAGGCATAATATATGGCAACAACAAATCTACCGGAGTTTGTCAGAGAAGACAGCGCGGCATCATCTAAATTATTTTTTGAAACCTACGGAGAACAGCCTTTAGAATTTGCCGCCAATGAAGTTAACGCCACTGTGGCATTCTTTGAGAAGAAAGGATTTGCCAACGAAGCAGCATTGGTAGTGTCTACAGTGTTGTTGAAACAGGCCAAGCTCGATAATATTCCAATTTTTAAAATATTAGACACCATTGCAAATTTTGATGTAATGAAACTAAGTTCCCTAGTTGGCGAGATACTTAATAATAATCGAACAGCTACATCGGTATTGGGATTTAGGACCGCTGATGTTAGACCCAATCAGATAAGAAACATATATGCCTAAATTTGCTCAAGGACGTTTTGAGATGAAGAACCCCGATAAGTATGTGGGGACTAAAACTCCGTTGGCTCGCAGTAGTTGGGAATTTGTTTTTATGCGGACACTAGACGAACATGCCGGAGTAGAAAAGTGGGCCAGCGAAAGTATACAGATTCCGTATCGTTGCCCGTTAACTGGCAAACACACAATTTATGTTCCAGATTTTTTTGTAGTTTATGTAGATAAAAACGGAACCAAACATGCAGAAGTAGTAGAAGTAAAACCGTTGAGCCAGACACAGTTAGAAAGCGTGGGCAAGAGCCAATACAATCAGCAACAATATGTCAAAAACATGGCCAAGTGGGAAGCTGCCACTGCCTGGTGTAAACAAAAAGGTATCAAATTCCGTGTGGTAAACGAAGGCGATATTTTCCATCAAGGCGGAAAACGCAGATAAGTATAATATGACCAAAAAATTAGAAGAACTTTTTAATTTAGCAGAATTAGAACCTCCCAAAACTGTTGAACCGGCAGTTATTGACACGCCCGTTCATGAAGAAGTGAAATCGTTAGATCAGAGTTATCAAGCAGTCCAAGAGATCACTAGAGGTCTGCCCCAGATAAAAGAGCTAGATGAACTAGGCGATGCTGAACTAGATTCGCTAGCAAAGAAAGCAGAAACTGCCTACGACGATCTTATGGATCTGGGCATGAATGTAGAAGTACGCTACTCGGGTCGTATATTTGAAGTAGCAGCTAGTATGATGAGTAATGCTATTAATGCTAAAAATGCAAAAATAGAAAAAAGATTAAAAGCCGTAGATCTGCAACTTAAGAAATTGAAGATTGACAACGATAGCGGTGCAGACCCAAATGACGTGATAAATGGACAGGGTTATGTTATTACCGATCGAAACGAGCTCTTGAAAAAATTAGGTCAAAAGGGCTAAATAACATTATGAAAACTTTTAAAGAATATCTTTCCGAAAGCAAAAAAGTCTACAGCTTTAAAGTCAAAGTTGCTGGCGAAATTCCCGAAGGATTTCAAGATAAATTAAAAACAGAGCTGGATAGATGCAAGCTAATTACTTTGGAAAAAGTAGCTACAACTCCTATCCAAAAATTTCCGCTAGACTTTCCTAACATGTCTAATGCAGAAGTAACAGTTTTTGAAGTTATCTGTGAATATCCAATTAATTCTCAAGAAATTACAAACAGCATCAAGTCCATTGGGCTTGCTGAAGAAAGTTTTAGAGTAAGAGGAAGCGGAGAACCTAGTGAAATTGATCAATTGTTAGTAGACAACGAACCATCTGGTAAAGCACTATTGGCAGATTCTAATTATAAAGAAACTACCAATGCCAAACACAAAGACTATTTCGGTGATGATTTCAACAAGGGTTTCTTAAAAGATTTAGACAAGGTCGCCAAGGCTCGAAAGAAAGAGGGTGTGCAGACAGAATACAAGCTGCCTAAGGCCAAAACAGATAAAGCTGGCGCAAAAAGCGCCTTAGGGAGTTAATATGAATTTCAATGAATTAATGCAAAGAATGCGTGAGCTGGATCAACCAGTTGATGCTCAACCACAATCATTAGCCGTAGAAGAATGTGGCGATATGTCGCCTATGGCACCGCCAATGCATTCTACAATGAACTCAAAGCCAGATACACCTCCTCCGTCAATGAGTTTAAATCTAAATGCTCAGGGCATGGACAACATCGAAAGCCTAATGAAGCTGATGACCAAAGTTAATCCGGATATGATTAATCAGCCACAAGGCGGAATGCCTGCGTTGCCAAGTTTAACACCACCGGGCCCAAGCATTATGAGCATCAAATCAGAATTGCCACCGTTAAAGATGCTACCGCTGGACATGGACGATCGTGATGATGGTCCTGACATGGACGACAAAGGTCCTGACATGGATGACAAAGGTCCTGACATGGATGACAAAGGTCCTGACATGGATGACATGGACGACAAGAAAAAAGATGAGTGGGCTAATTCTCCAGACGGAGCCTCTGGTCCAGATTTCAAGGGCATGGACGCAGCAGTACCAAACGGCGATGATTTAAACAGATCAAAAGGTACATATCCAAAAGTTGCTGGCGGTGATAACCCAATGCAGAAAGATGCTTTCCGTGAATCTATCCGTGCAGAATTGCAAAAAAGATTGAACGAAGCTAAAGGAGTCAAATAATGGGATCAGTAACCAGAGTCACCGGACTTAACTGTACAGTAGGAACTTTATATAATTTAAATGCTAATGCATTTTTAATCACAGTAAAAAACGCAGCGGCAAGTGCTATCGATCTAAGAGCAGAAGATGATGCTATAGATGAAGTTGTGGAACAAATTGTTAAAGAAATTAATCCGTTAATGTTTTTTGTTACTAATAGCAGTGCGGGCACGATTCACGTGATCATGGATCAAAGTGTAAATTCGGCCTCAGAACTGCAAGTACGAATTAGAAGAATTGGTATAGACAGCGGCGCTACTACCACTAGCATCGGACCTAACGATATTGACATCAGCGGAACTACCGTAGCCGCTGCGGCCAGCATTACTGTAGCATAAAAAAAATATAAAATCAAATAGGCTCTTCGGAGCCTATTTTTTTCAGTAAATAAAGTATGGCAAAATCACTCGACGGTAATTTAATCAAAAAGGCACACGCCCCTCAACGGTATACACTTGAGGAAGTAAAACATCTAGAAGCATGTATGGATCCAATTACAGGACCAATTTACTTTGCTAAAAACTTCTTAAAAATTCAGCATCCTACAAGAGGATCAATTCCGTTCGAGCCCTATGAATATCAAGAACGCTTGATCGAATCATATCATACTAACAAGCAATGTATTGCTATGTTGCCTCGACAGATGGGAAAGACAACCTGCGCATGTGCGTATCTATTGTGGTATACTATGTTTGTTCCGGAATGTCAGGTATTAATTGCTGCTCACAAATACGAAGGTGCGCAGGATATTATGAATCGTTATCGATTTGGCTACGAAAACCTGCCAGACTTTATTCGTGCAGGTGTGTACAGCTACAATAGAAACACCATTGAATACGATAACGGCGCACGTATTCAAGCAGTAACAACTACAGAAAATACTGGTCGTGGTAAATCTCTTTCATTGATCTATTGCGATGAGTTTGCATTTGTACAACCTCCAGAGAAAGCCAAAGAGTTCTGGACTGCATTATCACCAACATTATCTACAGGTGGTAAATGTATTATTACATCAACACCAAACTCAGATGAAGATCAGTTTGCTCTTATCTGGACCGAAGCAAACAAAAAGTTTGATGAGTACGGTAATGAGTCGGCATTGGGTCAAAACGGATTTGCTTCGTTCTTTGCACACTGGGCCGAACATCCAGATCGAGACGAGGAATGGGCCAAGACCGAAAGAAGCAAAATTGGCGAAGAACGATTCCGTAGAGAATTTGACTGCGAGTTCTTGATCTTCGATGAAACCCTAATCAACGCAGTACGACTCGCAGAAATGAAAGGTATTGAGCCAATAATGACCATGGGGCAGACACGTTGGTATAAAGATGTTGATCCCAAAGCCACATATCTAGTAGCACTTGATCCTTCACTAGGAACTGGTGGAGACTACGGTGCTATCCAAGTGTTTGAAATGCCTAGCATGGAACAGGTTGCAGAGTGGCGACATAATCTAACACCTATACAAAGTCAAGTTAAGCACATGAGAGAGATACTTAGGTACATACACGAGCGAGCAGAAGAAAAAGGCGGAAATCCGCAGATATATTATTCAGTAGAAAATAACACATTAGGTGAAGCTGCTTTAATTGTGATAAACGATTTAGGCGAAGAAAATTTCCACGGACTTTTTCTTAGCGAACCTATGCGCAAAGGACATGTTCGCAAATTCCGTAAGGGATTTAATACCACACATCGCACAAAGATCACTTCTTGTAGTCAGTTAAAACATATGTTAGAAACGCAAAAAATGGTGTTGAAGTCTAAACCACTGATTTCAGAACTTAAAACATTTGTTGCCCACGGAGTGGGGTTCGGCGCTAAAACCGGCGAACACGACGACCTAGTTAGTGCTACGCTGCTGATCATGCGCATGGCCAACGTGCTCAGCGACTGGGATCCTCAAATCTACGAAAAAATGTCAGAAAGAATCACCGAAGACGCTATGCCTATGCCGATCTTCGTCAGCACTGGATATTGATAAATATAACTATGGATGCAAGAAATAATATAGCCACTGATTTATTCTACAAAGTACGTAGCCGATTTTCTGGCCTAAAATTAGGAGCAGAAACTGGGCAAATTACCATTAACCCAGAACAGGCAAGATTTTTCGACTTTGATTACATGGAAGGTGAAAAACCGCTAGGACATGTCAGCATTAGTTTAGCTGAACCTAATTCTATGAAAGTGTATTTCAGCAGCGGCATCGCCGAAGGAATGGACTCTGGTCAAAAGACTGGGTGGTACGGATTCCTAAAAGAATTACGACAGTTTGCTAAACGCAGACTATTGAGTTTTGACACAAGAGATATTGCCAAAGACAATCTTGACAAACGAGATTATGCATTCCTAAGTCAAAACTCTCAACCAAAGAAACCTGATATGAACACAATACAAAAACCTGTTGGAGAAGGCGTTATGAGTGAAAGCGCAATGTACGGTAGCAAGACTATGAGCTACCAAAAATTAATGGACACTAGATTAATCATCAAGCATAGTCAAGCAGTTATGGATGATACACAGCCTGGAGCTCGAACACGGAACATTTCCGGCTTGTTTGTTGAAAATGCAGACGGTGAAAGATTCAAATATCCGTTTATTCACTTAGCAGGTGCTCGCGCAATGCAAAGACACGTGGCCAATGGCGGTCTTCCTTACGACGATCTAGGAAAGAGTCTTATTAGTATGAGTGAAGAAATTGCACAGCTAAAGAGCTTTGGAAATTATGTTGTCAGAAACGATTTAATGAATTCAGAAAACAACAGTATAGTAGAAAAGAGCTCAAATTATCTAAACAGTCTTCGAGAGCAAATACAAAAATTAGCCAAGCAAGGCCATTATGAGGCATATAGAGAATCATTCCAGACACAAGATAGTCTAGAAGTTCCCCAAGATGTTGTTGAGGATTTTGTAGAAAAGTTTACTGTACGTAATTTCAAAGAAGATATCAAATCAGTATTTCCTGTTTTGTACAAACTAATGCAGGAAGACAACACCATAGGCTACGACGACATAGTCGCCTTAACGCAAGAACAACCATATAACGAAGATGCCGAGATCGATACCTCAGACGAAACACTAGATCCGTTTGGAAAATTTGAATCATGGGTAATGGGGCTAGGTGAAGACTCTGCTATCACTAGTCAAGATCCGGAAGAACAGCAAGCAGCAATACAACAACTACAAGAATTAGTAGGCCAGGCATTTCCTGCAGGAGTTGATGGCACTAATGCTATCGAAAGTCTAAAAGGCATCATAGAGGACCCTGAACTATTCAAAAGAATCAAGGCAGAAGCAGGCGAGAACCCAGAAGCAGACATGCGAACACAGATACAAGGTTGGCTACAGCTTAATG